ATGTAGCCAACGGTGACGGCGGGCGTGCCAGCGCCGCCAGGAGCCTGGATGCCAGTGCTCGCGATAAACTGGAAATCATAGACCGACCCGGCAGCAGCAAAGGCCGGGACATATCCCAGGATATTACCGGTCGTGGCACCGCCCGTCGCGTTGTCGTAGAAAATCAATGCGGCTGTCCCGGCTGTCGATATCAGGACACGGCACAGGCGACCAGCGCCCGACTTGACCACGGTGTTGGTCGCCGCCGCTGCAATAATGGAGGCCGATACGCCGCCTGGACTTGACACACCGATCATCGTGGTATTGTTGGATGACAGTGAGACAGCAACGGCGCTCTGGTTGGATGCGAGCACGACTGGCACGGATGCAGCCATAGCCGCTTGCCCAATCGCTAGAGCCGACCCGCCGATCTGTGTGATGTTGTTTGTCCAGGGACCGGAGGCTTGCGTCACCGCTCCTATGGTGTTTGCGCCCGTTGGCAGAGCCGCGTTGAGCGTCGCGTTAAAGGTATCTGCCCCTGTTGCGACGATTTGAGCGCCGCGCGCGGTAGCCTGCAAATCGACGACCTGACCAGTGGTGACGGTCGGTTGCGTCGTGTTAAAGACCGCGCCTGATTTGACCGGATTGTTGGCATTAGAAGCACCGGATGCCACCATACCCGCAACTGGCAACGGTCCAGCCTGATCGCTCGCAATGACCACCGGTACGGAGTTCGCGGAGGTCTTAGAGCCAAGCAGTTGATTGCCTGTCGCATCGCGCAAGTTCGCATGTAGGGCGCGGTTGGTCGTTGCTCGAAACTCGCCCGCTTGCCCTGAAGTTAAGGCCGCTGCGGAGTCATTGAAGACCGCGCCCGCAGGGACAAAGGCAGAGGTGCCCGCCGTCCATGCCGCTTCATCGGTAATAGAGAAGCCAGAGCCTCCACCTGATTTGATATTGATATCAAGAGCGGAAGAGGTGGATGTGATCGCGTTGCCGGTCCCGTCCGTGAGACCAACCTTCATGATACCCGTTGCCGCCGTTGCCACGGTTGAACCGGAGATTTGCGCGATATTGGCTGGCAGGTTTGATTGATTGCTGGCAATCACGACCGGTAACGATGCAGCCATAGCCGCCTGCCCAAGTGTGACGGCAGACCCGCTCGCCTGGATATTGACGTTGCCGATCGTGTTGCCGCCTGCCGCAATCGCGGTGCTTACATTGACTGGAACCGCATTGCTCGTTGAGTTGCCGACATTGACTGTAGACATGGATTATTCCTCTTCTTCCACGTAGCTTAGTAATAACAAATGGTCGTGGCACAACAACCGGCCAACGCGTTAGCAACAATGCCATTGGCCGCAGGACTGTTAAACGCGTAGACACTGCCAACGGAGGCGTATGCAGGCACCGCGCCAATGATGGTCCCTGACGCCTGACTCACATTGTCGTAAATATTGAGTTGTACTGATCCCGTATTTGTCACGATCACACTGGCAAGCCGCCCGACACCCGCTTTGACGACGGTCAGCCCGTTGTTGGACGGTACGCTCAACGTTGTCGTGCCTCCAAAGGCAATCACCCCGATCACATTAGAGCCAGTAGGCAGTGCAGGCAGGCTCGTGATTACCATGCTGCCCGTATTGGTCTTGATCTGCTTGAGTTGCCCGATGACACTATTCACATTGGCGGCATCGGTTGATACTCCGAGTACAATATTATTGCCGTCTTTGACATACATCGAGACGGGCGCAATCGTATTCCCGCCCGTCACAACACCAGGACCGCCCTCAAGGGGGACCGGTGTATTTGTCCCGTCAGGCACAACACTCGACATCGGGAACTGTACTGGACTCGAACCATCTAGCGGAGTTGCGGTGAAGCCCACCTAATCCTCCTGTGGAGGCGGCTGTGCTGGACTCAGTAGCGCGGCAATATTCGCCTTGACCAATGTTGCAATCTGTTGCATCGCTTCATCGCCAATGGTGTGGCCGTCATGCTTGCACCGCTCTAGTTCCTGTATGCGTGTCTCTAGTTCGGCTATACGTGTTTCTAGCACGCTCTTCTCGTCTTTGGTCATGCTAAATCGTCCTTCTATATCGCTTGAGAGCTTGCTCTGCCTCAAGCTCTAGCGCATGTTTCCCTTGAAATGGTTGCCACCGAAGGCTACGTTTCCCCATTGTTTCCCCTACGAGACCGAATGGATTAATGTACCTCATAAGCTCCAGTGTTGCGTATAGTGCTGTTGCCTCTTTTATGTCGTCGGGTATGGACTCATAGCCGCCCTGGTAGGTTGTGCGGATTAAGCCTTCCTTGAGTACCACCGTGCCAATCCGGAATCTATACCAGCCCTCCGGTGCCACAATGGAGAGACCTGATGAGATGTCTACCGGCTCATAGGTCACATCGTAACTGTAGCTATGCTCAATGAGTGAAGGTGTTCCAATGATAGGGTAGGCACTCAAAAATACGGTCCTCGTCAACTCCATGTGAGACGGCGGCAAGTGCGCGAGTGCCAGTTGTGCCGTCTGCGTCAAGAGTGCCTCAGTGTACGGGTCGCTCGTCGATGAACCGCCCGCCTCCGTTACCTCGCGCCACACACCTTGCACCGTTACCCCTGAACTATGCCCGGACCGTAGCGGTGTTGCTAAGGTGAGCGTGCCAGGATAGGGAGCAAGGCTATACGCGCCAACGTTGGGTACAAGGGTGACGCCACCACTGACAATCTCGACAAGTTCTTGACTACTGCCCGTGTCGATGTAGACGGCTTGCTCGCTTTTATTATCTAGCCCCAACGTTGAAGCAACCGCTATGGATGTAGCGCCTGCTGAGACGCTGGCAGAGAGGGTAGTCGTTGGAGGAGCGCCTAGCCGCCTCTCACAGAAATTGTCTGCTCGTTGACTGGCACGAAAGAGGATGGAATCAATCGCTCCTGGGATAAGACTACTCAGCATCCCTGAGACTTGCGGCCCTTGCGAGACAGGCATTGCCTGAAACTCTTGTGGACTGATATATTGTCTACCCATAGATCACCTCCTGCGCAACACAAACAGCCACGCCCCTACCACGCGTCACCATGCCCATGCTGTCGTGTTGCCAGAAGATCATACTACACATCCCTTGCTACTTACTGTTAGATCTGGAAGCCATATGCATTCGTTGTATTGTTCGTATTGCCACTGCCAAGCGTCGGGCACGATACAACAATGGTCGTGTTGGTGGCGCTCGCTGGAATGGGAGACGAAAAGTGAATGACAAGCGGCGTATTTGCAACGAGCACACCCGCAACCGCCGTATAGGTGTAGGTCAGGGTACCGGTGATAACCCCCGTGACGGTGACGCTTACCGGGAGTCCGGTAGTCGCGCCGCTTCCGGTAATAGCAAATCCGGTAATGTAGGTCGTTTTCCCCGCCACTGCTGCCAACGTCGCGGCGGCGGTCGCGGCGGCAACGTTGCCCGATGAGGCGGTAATCGGTGTCGTGCCCACGGGATACGGAGCCACGCTCTGCGTCTTGTATGCTCCTGAGACAACACCTGTGGTACTGTCCGTCGTTACCTGAGTTGCGGCGGGAATGACAAACTGGTGTCCTGTCGCGTCGTAACTATTGCCGGGAAGTACGTCATAATTCCCGTCTGTGACTGCTGCTGGAGATGGCATCTCTCTACTCCTTCACTTGCACATCATCAGGCGACTGGTAGGATACGTCGCCAGGTGTGGACTCAACAATGGTGGACGTTTGCTTCTGTTGTTTCGTGTACGCGCTCTGCTCTGCTGGTGTTGCCAGGCGAAAGCCGAGGAGGCATAACTGCTCAACGTCGTTGCTCACGACAGCAGACGTGCCCTCTACCGCAAGGTATTTGCCCTCTTGCAGATAGAGGCGAGAGGGCGTGTACTCTCCCGCAACGTTGCCCTCAGAGATAGCGGTTGAACTATCGGTCGTTGTCTCATGTATGAGTAAAACCATGTTAGGCACTCCTTACACGGCCAAGCTTGGCCGCGAACGCGGGCGCACGAAGAGCCAACGTCTGATCTGCGGTGATCGCAAACTGTCTGGTACGCGCATTGACGGGCGCGAGCATCTGCGTCTGGAAATCATTGACCACCGGAACCACTAAAAATTCAGGATCACGCGGTACGAGGTAGATGTCCTCTACGTTTTGCGTGCCCGATTGTACACGTGGGAAGGTCACGCCATCACTGACAGGGTTGCCGCTTGAAGAGGCGACGGTGTAGTAGGGCTGCGTGCCACCTGTGACGATCAGGTTGGTATCGGTCCAGGTCACGACCGCGCTATCACTATTGCTGTATGCGCTCACAATGGCATAGAGGCTCTCTGTGCCAGTGGAGGTACTGCGGAAGATGCGGTAGTGCAGGATGTCGATGACGTTGCCATACGCATCCGTGGGAGCGGGCGTCGTCCAGCTAAGGACAATATTGTCGCCAGT